GCATTGCTGGGAATGATGCGATTGGGAGTAATCTTGATAAATTCTTGTAGTACAGCATCCCATTCAAAGATACCATAATCAGTGGTGTCTGTGTCCTGATAAACTGTCTGATCAGCTGGTGAACCGTAGGGACGATATGCACTGCCTTCCAGTTGTGTCAGATCTATATTTGTTCTGAGTACATATGCACTAGTGGTCAATCCCAACATGCTATGTGCTGCCATGAGTCCATATTCAGCTAACTCTGAACCATAGATACGGTTTCCGCTGTCATTTGATGGGAAGGTGGGAATACCATAATAATTTAATAGTTCACGTTGGCTAGTGACAAGCTGCACTGCATTGGCAGTGGCTTCAGTGGTGTATGGAGCTATGCCGCCAGCAGTACTGGTTTTATTAGTAGCTGTTGCAATAACAATTAAGGGTACAGTACCAAGACCAGCACTTACATAGTTGCTTTCGTCTGTGACTGATACCGATACTCCGGGTGATAGTAATGTTCCTGTTGCCATTGATTCATTCCTCGTTGGGCTGTTGCCGATATTTAGCGGAATGATGGGAAATAACTACTTTCACCTGGTTATGTGAGCATATTATACCAATGCAGACACTTTACTTTTCAATGTGATCAGATCACTGTCATTATGGATTACCTGGTTGAATTCACTATCTAACCATTGCCATTCACTGGGATGGATGTCCTTGGGTGGTTTCTTTGTACGCAGATATCTGCCTACCCAAACTGGCTCGTTGCCTCGTTTCACACACCATACCTGGCCATCCATGCGCTGGATCATGTCTATCTCATTGGGAAATCGGGTGTCTGGAATCACATAGTTCTTGCTGTGATCAGACAATTTCTTTTCCATGCTGGCGATCCAGATGTCCCTGTGAAACCCTTCACGACATACCTCTGTGCCCCACATCTGTAGCACCCACCTGGGTGTGAGATCAGCATAGTTTAATCTGCCTGCCCACCAGGGATCACGCTGTTCTCGCCAATCACGACTTTGAGGCGTATCACCTTCCAGCAAGGCTCGATCCCAGCCAAATACCACTGACACACAGTCTTTGAGACTGTCAGCAAAACTTACTTTGACAAAATCGTGATTGTTCTGGAGGATGTCAGCGACTGAGCCTTTGCCAGAACCTATCAAACCTGTGATACCTATAATCATTCAAATACTTTATACAGTTTTTATAATAAAGTCAAATTATCCAATCACAAACCACATGGGCGTTTCACCGGTCATGCTATTTGTGATTTCCAGTTCCACCGCATCCATCTTTTCTTTACCACGGGTGAGCAGATCAGTACCATTGAGACTACTACCACCCTGCGGTCCTGGCAATGTGGCAAATTTACTGCGGGCTTCACCCAACATCATCATGCATTTAGCCAGGGTATATTCACGTATCCAGGGACTGCTGTAGATGTCCCTGAGCAATGTGACGTCAGGCTTGTAGTTCTCTGTCCACAGCAGGATGGTTTCCTTGTCTGCACGAGGACGGCGCATGATGGTGAGCTCTTTGGTCACTGTATTGAATGTGTAATTGAGATAACCACCGAACATCTTGGCAGCTTCTTTAAGGAAGCTACTATACGCAAAGTATGTGCTGAGACCACCCACACGTCCAGACTGGATCATATAGAAGTTAACGAAGCCAGCTTCGAATGGCTCGTACTGGCTACTGGTACCTGAATTGGCACCAATGTTGCGTTTGAAACAGTTACGCACACTTATGACCTCGTTGGGCAACTGATAAGTGTTGGTATTCTCTATCAGTTCCAGGAAGCTGTAACTTTCTTCCACGCTGTTGGCACTACGTTGGCGATATCTGATCAATCCCTGTTTGAGTGCTTGCTCGTAATGTTCGGGATCTAATTCCACATCCACGAGCCCATCACCCAGACTGAATCGCACGTAGTCAAAAACTTCATTCTTAAGGGCTGATAACATCTGGTCCATGAAGATATTTATGCCACATCAAATGACAGGCATAGCAACGATACCTCTTCTGCTCCAGCTAGGAATATGCGGCTCTTGTGCTCCTTGGCATCCCAACACCAGTGGGGATTGTTGATGTCATATTGTACAGATATATTATACATGTCCCATTCACAACTGTGGCCCCATTGCCCTTGGCACCATCGACGCAACAGCAGATGATCAGCATAACGCTGGAACCTGACAGTATAGGAGAATTTAGTATCCCTGGCGATGTCCACGAAGAATTTGAACTGTGGCCAGCCGTTATACCTGCTATCCAACTTCTTTATCACCAGCTTGTTCACGATCATAGTCATGGTTTACCCCAACGCAGATACATGTATACCAGATCCTCATCTGTGAAATCACCTGTGACAGTTATGCTATATCCCATGGTTTTCACATCCGGAGAGCAGTGGAAAGTCAAGGCACCCAAGCAATGCTCGTGGCACCACATGCCATGTTCGGTCAGTTTCCATTCACACAGTGGTTCTGCTGCCCACAGATATGGATCCTCATTATATGCCATGGTGTGGCAATACACTAATGAATGCTTATTCATCTTGCCAAGCCATTATGATCGCAACCTGTGCTTGGGTATCACCACCACGGATCTCCCAGTAAGGAATTCCATTATTGAAACACCACCGATACACGCAATCCGGATACAGTCGATCCATCCAGTCTTTGAACCGGATGGATTCGTTCAGATCTCCAGTGGTACCACGCATGTGCCAACGGCCCAGGTCTGATTCCATGGATTGCAGGTTCATTCCTGGTCCAATATGTCTGCCAGTTCGTGATGAGGCAAGTAATACTCCATCATGATCTTGATAGCTTCATAATAACGGATTGCATTTTCCAGATCTTCCTGTTCAAAGTCTGGCAATTCTCCACGAGCTCGCAGTTCATAGATCTGTGTACGCAATCCACGATAGTCTGTGATCAAAATATCACGGAACAGGGCATCAGCAGTGTCGTCACTGATATCAATCTGTGGCATAGTCAGTCTCCTGAATTTGTGCTTTCATCTGTTCTACTAATACAGTCATCTCTCTGAGCCGTATGTCCAAGCTGTGTAGCAGGGCAGCGTTCATAGTGGCTAGTTTCTTGTTCTGTAGTAGGAGATCAGCAAACTGCCGATCCCTGTTGTAGTCCTTTATTGCGTCATTGTCAGTCATTTCTGCACCTTTAATAGCATGGTATCTGCGTTGAGCCGACCATTCATTTGCACACCAGTGGTGCTCATCTCATCCATCCAGGTACGCAAGGCTACCTTGCCAGCTGCCATGAACTTCTTCATCACCACCTCAGGCTTACGCACAGTCTTGGCCACGCTGGTCTTCACATCATAGCCCAGGATGGCTGTGCCTTTGATGCCCAGCGTACCTGAGTCTGCTGCTGCCACATACTTGCCCAGCTTGCGGGTCTTCTTGTTATAGACCCACAGCTCTTTGGCTCCGATCACATCAACTGGGTTGATGCTTACTAGGTTCAGTTCTGTGTCCTCAGTGCAATACTTGACCTTCTTGACCAGCTTTTCCTTGCTCACAGGCTTCTTGACACGGGCCTTACGCACTGCTGCCTTGACTGCACCGTATGTGTTCAGAGCGTCCGTGAGCTTGCTATAGAACAACTGCATACGTTTGAGGTCAGCTTTAGAAACCCACTTGTAGGCTTCTGCCAACTGGCTGTCAGCACCCTTGCCCTGGCTAGCTGTGAGTTCTGCTTCGATCTCAGCATAGTAGCTGATGATGCGGCTGACGAACTGCTGAGGCATCTTGCTGTCACGGAAGTATGCGACAAAGTCTGGCAGCTCTGTGCCAGCCATGTAGGCATCATACTGGGCTTCCAGTTCACCGATGATGTCATATTGCTTGTCACGCATGTGATCTTGGATGGTGCGTTTGGCCTGTACAGGTTTAGCTGCCTGCTTCTCTGTGAGTTTCACATTGCCATATGTGAGCAATTCAGCCAGCTTGTTTGTGACAAAGTCTGGAGTTACATCTGGATAGCCATTGATCATCATCTTGGCAAAGCTGCAAATTGGCATGCCCACACGGCTATCTTCACACTCAGCAAAGGCAGCAATTTCTGCCTTGCCCCATTTGAGGTCGCGTTGGCCAAACTGCACCACATACTTGCGCATTTCTGCAGGGGTGTAGTAATAGTTGTAGAAATTGTAGCCACGCAACAGGGCAAAACGCTGTTGCTCTTCTGTGAGCTTGTCCCAGTTGTCAAAGGTCAACTCACCACCTGTGAACTTCTCGTCAGAATATTTGGGCTGACGAGGAGCGGCTTTCTTCTTGGTTTTTACACTGAGTAGGCTTTTCGCCATTGCTGATACCCCTGTGATGTTGTGTCATTATAATTTACACGATCTGCAGCTTCTGTCAACTGCAAAGTTTCCAGCCTGTTCTGGTTGTATCCATCCATGCAGACCTGATAATACCCAGTGCTGGGGGCACTCTCATACTCCTGTTCAGCCATGACATATAC